TTCTCAGCCATTAAAGTTTGTAATCTAGTAACAGCTTCTTTTTGTTCTCTTAAAGCCTGTTCTTTTGCTCTACGTTCTTCGTGATATTCATATTTAATTTTATTAATCCTATCACCAGCACGTTTGCTGTAATCTGCTATTTCTTTATCTACAGTATCGTCATCAACAGATTGTTCTTCTTGAACCTCTTGTTTTGGCGGTCTTCTATCCTCTTCAGGCACATCATCAACCACTTCTACTTTTAATTCTTCAGAATCTTTATTAGTAGGTATTTCAGTTTTTACACCAAAAAATTTGTCCTCCATGCTTTGTGGCTCTAAGTTGCCATCAGCATTAGGTTTAAATTCTGTTTCAATAGCAGTTTCTACTGTTTGTTCACTCATGCTCTAACTACTCCTGTAGGGTCTTCGACAACTGCTTCCACAGTGTCATCGTTAATAATACGAAACTCTTTACCATACATTTTCATTCTTGTGCCTGAGTAAGCACGAAAAACAACCCAATCGCCTTGTTTGCACCAAGGACCACTAGGGAATCTTCTTTCATCTTTATAACAATCAGGACCAAGTTTTAAGACATATCCACAGATATTGCTTACCTCTTCATCTTTTATTGTTTGACTAGCCTTGACAATACCACCTTCTGTTTTTTCATCAGCTTGTGGCATCACGACTAAGATGCGATAACCCTTTGGTTCTGGAAGTTGACTTTTATTGTCATCTTGCAGTTCCTCTGGCTTTTCTACTTTTTTAGGTTGTTTAATTGCCTCTTTCATATTTTGCACGACATAAGGTGTCGAGTTCCTATTCCTTGATATGCTGTTCTAACCAGTCCAGCATTTCTCTTTCTGCGAGAGCTAAACCCTCGATTATTCCACACATCCTTTTGTACTCAGCAAAGTCTTGAACACTTCCTGTAGCCAAATGGTCTGCATGTTCATTCATAACATCTCGGAGCTTTTTTTTCAGAAATTGTGAAAGTGATTGCTCTTTGATGTCATTGTTCATTCGTATTGACATCATCCATTACTTCTTTAGCTATGTCAATACCTGTTTTAAATTCCTCTGCTGCTTGCTTATTGCTTTTTCTTTCTTCTTCTAGCAATGTGCTAGCAACTTCAACTTGAAGTTTCTCTCTTTCAAGTTCTGCTTGTGTTCTTTGTTTTTCAGCAGCAAGTTGTAATCTGGCTGCATCAGCATTAGCTTTACGTTGTACCTCTGCTTGTTTAGTAGCAACTTCTTGTAGTTTAGCTTGTATGATTGGGTCTTGTTGCTGTTGATTAATGCGTTCTTGTTCTGCATCCATTCTCGCTTTTTCAGTAACCCTCATGGAAGCCTCAGCTACTAGCTTACCTATTCTAGCCTCTATTTCAGGTGCAATAGGCTCACCCATAGGTGGTAGTTCTATACCGAGTTCTTCTTCAACTTGTTGTCTGTACTTCATTGTCAAGTGCTCATTAATATAGGCAGATGCTGATGCCAATATAGAAGGAGCATTTGGAGATTTTTCTACAAGTGAAATTATCTCTGGATTTTCTTGAGCAGATGCTACTGTTTGTATGTGAGCATCATGGTCTTGGAAATCGTATGCTTTAACTGGTTTATTGTTAATTAAATTTTGTACCGCAGTTACAGGGTCAACAGGTAACACATCGTCACTATCAGGCACAATATTATCTACATCTTGAATACCTAATACTTCAAGCATTTGTCTGTGTAACTCTTGCATATCGTACATTTCAGGAGCAGTTTGAGCCAACTGAAATGCTGCCTGATATTGCATAATCCTTTGTGACATCGTAGCAGCGTTGGGGTCTGATACAGGTATAATATCAATCCTAGAATCAAAGTCAGACTTCTTAACCATTTCATCCTCTTCAACTTCATAAGGATAAGAAGGCTCTCCAAAGTCTTTTACAACACCAACCAAGATATCAAACTCTTTACGCATGGAAGCATGAAGTCTTGCTTGCACTGCACTCATCACTTTCATGTTTCTTTCTAGTAAAGCTAAAGTTGTTCCAACAGGTGCTTGACTATTCATGTCACTAACCTTTACATCAGATATGCTAGCAAAACGCCTGCCTTCTTCTACTATATTTCCAAGTAGCTGATATAAAGTAGGACTTGGTTCTTTATAAGGTAAGAAAGTAATATTGTCTTTTATAGCACCACCAGGTACATCAACATCTCTAAATTCACCAGGCATGATAGGTGTATCATCACCTTTAATTCTAAGACCTCTAGATTTTAAACCACCTGGTAGGTTAGCTAATGTTCCTGAATCAACAAGTTGTCTTAATAAACTGGTAGCAGATTTAGCTAATCCACCAATCATGTGTATTAAACCAAACCCGTAGAAACCTAATCCTGGTAGGTACTGATAGTGAACAAAGTGTGTTCTACGTTTTTTCTGTGGGTCATCTTCATAGAAGTTTCTACGAATACTTAATATAGTACCGCTTGGATAATCCATTGTTACTACATAAGGGAGTTGTATGCCTGTAGCCATACCATTTGACTTATCTTCAAAACCTTTAATATCAAGGTTTACCTGCATTTCTAACAGCGTATGTCTTTTATCATACTTGCCATTATCCATTTCACCTGTCAGTTCATTGTATTTTTCTTGAACTTCAGAATAGTTATTCTCAGCATCAGATAAATCTATATCTCTATAAAAACCATTTACTTGCATCTTGCGTATATCGTTAGCAGACTTACGCATAACATGGGTTGCTCTCTCACAAGTTTCTAAATCACTTGCACCATAATTAACAACCACATCTTCAGAAGGCACAAATATTCCACTAGGTCTTCCTAGTGTTGGGTCATAATAAACTTTTCTAAAAGCAGAACCTGCCAAAGGTAAAGAAAATAAAAGTTTCTCCGTTTCTGTTCTATATTCTGACATTTCATAAGTCAGCAAATAGTTCATGTAATCTTGAACTCTTATGGATTGTTTTTCTTTTTCATCGGTTATTTTACCGACAATCTTTGTCTTAACTGGTCCTTGAGGTGGAAATATCTCTGAAATTGCCTGAGACTGAAACCTTATTACTGCTTCAGATAGCATAGGATGAAACACACCACATGCTCCATTCCAAGGCTGTGTGCGTTCTTCTATCTTTAAACCTAGTTGGTCTAAGCCTTTAGTATAGGTTTCTTCCCACTCTTTACGAGAATTTTTATCCATATTAAACGCAGAAACTAACTCCGAGCTTATTTTCTCTAATTCATTCTCGTCTATAAATTCGACTAAGTTACTTCCAAACTCTTCATCAGGAGTATCTTCTTTGGGGTCAAAATCAATAATCATTCCCCCATCTTCAGTAGATATAGCTACTGAATCAGGATTTTCTACAGCAATACTTATTTGACCTTCATCTGTATCAAGCTCATCTAAACCTTCAGGAGGTGTAAATGGTCTATTGTTTTCTATTGCCAATGTAAACTCCTAGTAATAATCTGCAACTCTGTTGTGTTCTAAAGGTTCGTCTTCTTCATCTGTATGCAAAGGAACAAACCCACCTTGTCTAAATCTTAATAGTGCTTGCGTACTGCTATCTACTAAATCGTCATGTTCTGCGTTAGGGAAAGCTGCAAACTCTTCTATAACCTCTTCACCCCATCTAGTAGCAGGACTCCAAACAACTCCAGATGCAAATAAATCTGATACTGCATTAACCCTTGATATCTTATCGTTACCTCTGCTAGGAGTGTATTCTTGAACTGGGATACCCATTTGCCTTAACTCAAAGATAAGAGGCATACCAGCAGCCTTAGCTTCAATGATAAAGGCATCAGGACTATAAGCACGATACTTCTCCATCGCTACTTTCTTTAATTCAGGAAATTCAAGCCTTTCTTTATATGCGTCTAATAAAATAACATTAGGCACAAACTGACCTTCTTCGTTCTCTTTATAAAAGACACCCCAAGTGGTACACGCTGAATAGTCTGCTCGTTGTGTTTTAAGAAACGCAGTATCCCAAGATTGGATGATAAACTCACAGGTAGGGGGTTCTGTGTACTTCCATTCTTTCCACCACTCTCTTTTTACTAATGCACCTTCTTCAGCAGTTGGGTCTTGTTGGTATTGAGCCATCCACTTAGATGCAGGCAGTTCAGCTTTGAGAGCTTGTAATTCTTCTAGCTTCCAAAACTCAGACCATAGAGGAGAACCCGAAGGCAAAATGGCAGGAAGTTCTATAACTTCCCACTGGTCTGCACCGCCTCTTTTAATGCTAGCATCAACTACTTGACCTGTAAGGTCTTTCTGATGCCATCTAGTCATCACTACAACGATTGAACCTTTAGGCTGTAAACGCTGACGAGGACCTGATGTGTACCACTCGTAGGTTCTATTAAAAACATTGATATCAGAACTTGCACCTTCTTGTTCTGAATGTGGGTCATCTATAATGAGCAGGTCAGCACCCTTACCAGTTACAGCACCACCTACCCCGATGGCGAAATATTCTCCACCTTTATTGGTGTTCCAACGCCCTGCTGCTTTAGAGTCAGCCTGCAAACTGACATCGGGGAATATTTCTTTAAAATCTTTACTGTTGACAAGGTTTCTGACCTTTCGCCCAAACCCTACAGCCAACTCAGCCGTGTGAGCCGTCTGAATAATCTTCTTATCTGGGTATCTTCCTAAGAACCATGCAGGTAATAGGTACGATGCGAACTCTGACTTGGTATGACGAGGAGGCATATTGATGATTAATCGCTTTAAATCTCCGTTTGCGACCCTTTCAAACGCCTCAGCCATGATTTCGTGGTGTTTACCATGAATAAAAGCAGACCACATCTCTTTAACGAAGGGCAAAAAGGCATTTCCGCACTTCTCTCTAGCCTGAGCCTTGTCTAATTCTTCTAATAGACCCAATAACTCACGCTTTTCTTCTACATCTAAGCTATGTATCTTGCTTATTAAGTGGCTATTCATACTAATTAGTTAGTATATACCTAATAACTATGTACTAAATAAAAAAACTTACTAGGTAATCCCTATAGTAGGTACATACTTGCCATCTGTAAACTAAATGTCTGTGTACTAGATATAAGAATCTACAGATTTTACAATATTGCACCTCTTCACAAGAAAAATCAACAAAAAATTGCAAAAAAATTTTTCGATTGGTATGGGACCCATTAAAAAACTACAGAAATAGGGGGTGGGGTACACTAAATACATGCTAGCAAAAAGCAATTACCTGTGAAAACTACTATATGAATGTGCAAATCACTATGTATGTATGTCGTGCGTGACGTACTGCAAAAAGGGGGGATGGGGTCTGTTATATATAGGGTCAAAAATAGGGTGGTATTGCTCTGCTATTTACTTGCT